TATATATTAATTTTAAATACTAGTAAATACATATTAATTTTGAAATTTGTATCTAATAATAACAATTCCAGATCCACCATCTCCAGCTGAAAATCCTGCAGGGTTTGCGTCTACACCGCCTCCGCCACCGCCAGTATTAGCAGTACCATCTCCACCATCACTACCATTACCCGAAGCTCCAGCTCCACCACCGCCTGCTCCGCCGGCACCACCAGTATTAGATTCTGAATTACCACCACCTCCACCACCTCTTGTAACTGAAGATGCATTAATTAAACTTATTACTCCAGTTCCACCAGCTCCTGCAACAGCAGCACAAGAACTAGCATTAGCTCCAACAGCTCCTGCTCCACCTCCACCACCACCGGTGTTACCTGCACCATTACCACCATTATTCCCTTGAGAAGGGCTGACGGGAGGTGTATTTCCTGAACCACCTGATCCAGCAGGATGACCACCAGCACCACCTGATCCACCATCAGTGCCGTTTGGTGCTCCGTTACTTCCTCCTCTACCACCACCTGTAGATGTTATTGTTGAAAAAACTGAATTTGAACCAGCAGCACCACTTGGACCAGGGTTTACAGCTCCTGCTCCACCAGCACCTACAGTTATCGGAAAACCTGTTGCTGTTACGGGTAAAGCTGAAACACCAGATCCTAATGGACTTGCTGTATAACAACCTGACGCAGCACCTGAAGATTCTCTATAACCACCGGCTCCACCGCCGCCACCACCACCATTAGCAGAACCTCCTCCACCACCACCAGCTAATACTAAATAATCTACTGAATTTGATCCACTTGCATTACCAACAGAACAAACTGTAAATGTACCTGGGCTTGCAAATGTATGAATTTTAAAATCACCACAAGGAGAATTTGTTATTGTTCCACCTGTTGCTACAATGTATGATGCTGTTGGTGCATCTGTTTGTAAACCTGAATCTGTTACTAACCAACCTTGTGTTGAATCTACAAAAACTAATGTAACTGCTATACCTGCTGTTGATAATTTACCATTAATTGTTTCACCACCAATTTTATCTGAACCATTTTGAATTAACGAAACTTGATTTGTATTAAAAGTTCCTGCATAATCTTTAAATCCAACAACTGCTCCAGGTGTTCCTGCTGGAAGATTAACTGATATTACCCCGCCTGTTGTATTTATAAAATACCCTTCACCAGCTGTTGCTGTAAAACCTGATGTCTTAACTGTTGTTTGCCAGTTAACAGCACCTGTTGCGCCAAAACCATTTGCCGTACCAGCGTTTGTAATTGTTGCACCAGCAGGAATTGTGAATGTATCTCCACTATCTCCTAATGTAACTGTACCACACGCTGCTCTTGGACTAATTTTATTTACTTTTATTTCACTCATAATTTACCTATTGAAACTTGTACCTTACCATTACTATACCAGGACCCCCATTATTTCCATTATTATCATTAGATGATCCTGCTCCACCACCTTTATTTGGTGGTCCAGATTTATCACTGTTTGGTACAGTTGGACCACCACCTATTCCTCCACCACCTGTTCCTCCTGCAACAGTTCCAGATGGTTGGGCACCACCTCCTCCTGCTGAAAAATATCTACCACTTGGGCCAGTGTCTCCATAACTAGGAGCTGTTGGTCCTATAAAACCTGGAGCTACAAATGAGCCGATTGCTCCTACTGCTCCACAACCAGAACTACCAGAACCACCGGCCGCACCAGCACCACCTCCGCCACCACCACCTCTGTTACCGCCAGTATTAGCAGCTGATGATGGACCACCATTATTTCCTTGAGGTGGACTTACTGGAGGAGTATTACCTGTTCCTCCTGGAGCAGATCCTGGATTACTTGGACCACCTGCTCCCCCTGAACCTCCTGGACCTGCTCCTCCAGGTGTACTATAATTTTGACCACCGCCTCCACCAGTAGACGTTATTGTTGAAAATATTGAATTAGAACCAATTTGAGGTGCGGATGGAACACCATCAGATGTTCCACCTACGCCACCTGATCCGACAGTTATTGGATAACCCTGAACTGAAACCGGTAAACCTGCTGGTGCATTTAATGGGGAAACTGAAGGTAATGAAGAACGACTTCTAAAACCACCGCCTCCGCCACCACCACCTGTTCTTCCTGAACCACCACCACCTGCTACTACTAAATAGTCTACTGTATTTGAACCACACGCATTACCTGCACAGGTAACTGTAAGAGTCCCTGGTCCTGTAAAAATATGTGTTTTAAAATTACCGCAAGTCACAGTAGCATTTCCACCAGTTGCAGTAACAAATAGGTCAGTAGTTCCTGTGTCTGCAAAAACATTATCTTGAATTGATCTCCACCCAACTGTTGCATCTATATATACTAAAGTTATTCCTTCCCCTTCAGTTTGTAATTGAACAAATCCTCCAGCTTGTCCACCATTAATTTTTTCTGAACCATTTGGATCAACTATTAAACTATTTGAATCAAATGTATTATTGTAATCTTGTACTGAAACTATTGCTCCAGCAGATCCTGCTGGTAAGTTTACTGTAAAACTTCCACCTGCAGTGTTACAAAAATAACCTTCACCACTAACTGCTGTAAAAGTTGAAGTTTTAATTGACCCTGTCTGCCAATCAACAGTTCCTGTTCTACCAAAACCTGTTTGACTTGCACCTGATGCTAAAGCAACAGTACCACCACAACGACCGATTGTAACTGCGGATCCATCTACAACAATAGGATTACTTGCTCCTGATCCAATTGTAGTGGTTGTTCCACATTTTTTAATGATGTTTGAATCATCTGAAACTTTATTTATATTATCTACTTTAATTTTACTTGTCATAATTATTTAAATTTGTACCTTATTACTACTATGCCTGAACCACCAGTACCAGAGGCATTTCCAGTAGGACCAGCTCCGCCGCCTCCACCACCAGTATTAGCTGTTCCATTTCCTGCACCATTAGATGTACAAGCGTGTGCGCCAGCTCCACCACCACCAGATCCACCAGCAGCATTTGATGAAAAACCAACTCCACCTCCACCACCAGCTCTTGTGACCGGCGTTGCTGTTATAGAAGTTGCAACACCAGCTCCACCAGCTCCACCAACTGATTGAGGTGCAGTAACTCCAGGACCTGAAGCATTAGTTCCTGTTGCTCCGGCTCCACCACCTCCAGCTGCAGCATAATAATACATATTTAATCCTTTTCCACCATTGTTACCTTGAGAGGGACTTACAGGAGGTGTATTTCCTGTTCCTTGATTATTTAGTAATTCTCGAGCGGGAGCTGATCCAGAACAAAGAGAACCACCGCCTCCACCTGAACCACCATTTAAAGCTGCAGAAGCAGCAAGTTTAGGAGCGGGAGCTGGGGTACCTGCTCCACCACCTCCATACATACCACCACCTCCACCACCTGCTGAAGTTACTGTTGAAAATACTGAATTAGAACCAGGATTACCTGTTAAATTAGGACCTGCAGGAGGACTTTTTGATGCTCCACCTGCTCCAACTGTAATTGGAAAAGCTGTTGCTGTAACTGTAACTCTGTTTGGAGCACTTGGATAACCATCTAATGGACTAGCTGTATAAGGAGTAACAGGACTTTTTACTTCTCTATAACCACCAGCACCGCCTCCACCACCAGCTTGACCACCACCACCAGCAGCACCACCAGCTAATACTAAATGTGAAACTACATTATTTGCAGCACAAGATGCAGCACCAGTAACTGTAAAAGTTCCTGGACCTGTAAAAGTATGAATTTTGCAATCTCCTGATGTTGTGATCGTTCCACCTGTAGCTATTATAAAATTACTTCCTACATCTGCAAAAGAAGAATCTTGTATTGATCTCCACCCTACAGTTCCATCTACATAAACTAAAGTTATTCCTTCACCTTCAGTATCTAGTAGAATAGAACCTGTTCCACCATTTATTTTTTCTGAACCATTTGGTGTAATTGTTATAGAGTTTGAATCAAACGTATTATTGTAATCTTGAACTGATACAATAGCACCTGCTGATCCAGCAGGCAAATTTACTACAAAACCACCAGATGTTGTATTACAAAAATAACCTTCTCCACTAACTGCTGTAAATGTGGCTGTCTTAATACTTCCTGTTTGCCAATCAACTGTTCCAGTTCTACCAAAACCTGATTGAGTAGCGCCAGCACCTAAAGTTACAGCTGTGCCTGATCCACCTAAAGTTAAAGTTGAACCACTTTGTTTATCTATTGCATCTACTTCTATCTTTGACATTATACTATTACTAAAGTCCCTGTTACTGTTATTGTTGCAGGAATAGTGATAGGTCCAGCTAGAACT